GTGTAAGTCGTGCCTGATAATTCATAGAGTTTTGTTGCTGTTCCTGCCCATACCCTGAATGTGTTATCGGTTTCAATCGTTGTCGCGCAGCCGCGACAGGCTGCGGCCAAAGCGGCAGCACCTATATTCTGTGCGTCAGGCGCAGCTTCCATGGCCCTGTGATTAGGGATGAAATTCGAGCATGAGATAATCGCTCCGGGTGTGGTCTGGTCAATGTCCGGGGCGTAGCCTAGCAGTTTCATTAAAAACTCGTGGGCATAATCCTGCCCGATGAAATTTTATTAACAGTCTCAAGCCTGAGTTGCTTGAGTGCGTCCAGTTCATCGCCCTTGAATACCTGCGCTCTCGTGATTTCCCTTGTTTTTCTGCTGGCAATCCACCAACAGGCTCTGGCTTCGATCAAATCCTCGGCATTCAAGGTAAAAACATTCGTATCCGCGTCCGCTGCCAAAGTGGCGATTTTTGGAGAGTAATGAACGGAAACCGTCAAGGTTGCATTAGGAATCGGGTAAAAGCTCAATATCCCCATACTTTCCGCATAAACAGAAGGCAGCCCGTTGGCATTGGAAACATTCAATTGCTGGAATTCGTCGTAATTCATTCGTTCAGCTTCATATCGTGATCCGTTTTGATTGACCATGATCTGAAGCACTTGAGAATAGCCATCAGTGGCGCTTAAGGTATAAGTCTGAGTCCCGCTGACAGTAAAAAACGACAAATCCGCTTCTGAAAAATAGAAAAATTCCCGTTCATAATGCTTGATTGCGCGTTTAATGGCAGACTGGATAGTTGATGTTAAATTATCCCGACTAAAGTAATCAGCTATGCTTGCCTGTAGTTCGCTGTATGTTGCCACGTGGTCGCCCTCGCTGTTTTGGTTTCACTTCCGTTGCTATCTGGTCTTGCCATTTTTCCAGTTGTTCTTTCAGGGTTTGTTGCCTTAATTGCTCTACTTGTCTGCGCCTCATTTTTGCTCCGAATAATTCACTAATTCATGTTCTCTGTGCCAGAATTCCGAAAGTTCGCAATCCTTGTATTCATTGAAGCAAGGTGTCCCGATTGTGTAATGAACAAGTTTTGCCTCTTTCGGCTCATATTCTTCGGCCAACCAGTTCCATTCCAGAGGAATTTCCCCAATCCTTTCATCAGGAAGCCATGAGAATCTGTGCAATTCCGCCCCGGACGCTTGCTGGATGAATTCAGGACTCAATCCTCGATTCATGAAATGCGTACAATTCCACAAGATGACCGATGACCAGTTTTTTCTTGGGTAATCCTCATTTTTTGAACCAAGATATTTAACAGGGAATTTCGTTTTATAGTCATGCTTCGCTACCATCACCGCCTTTGTATGGTCGCGTATATTCCAAAGTTTGGTTATGTCATCCAGACATACCATGTCGCCATCCACGAAAATAGCCCATCCGTTATAACGCATCATGTCTGGAACCAGAAACCGCGAATAGATGAACTGGTTTGACCCATCCGTATGGGTTTCCTTGTAATCCAGCGTATTCAATGCCAGAGGAATAAAGCTAACCGGACTTGTCGATCTGGTTATCACCGATTGGCAAAAGGTGTGATATGCAACAGGCTCTTTAGGGTCATATCCCACATAAACAGGAATCACTTTTTCTCCAGAATCATTAGAAATTCCTTGCCGAAATCGACAAACTTGTTCAATTTCCATTTGCACATGAACTTGGGAAGCCACCATTCAGGCGGCTCAACAATAAGATGGGCGTTTCTGCCATCGGACAGGAACTTTTTAGCCGGTACGGTCGAAACAGTAATGAATGCTACTTTTTTAGTCAGTTGTTCAATGTCATTCAGCACATCTTCAAGAAATTCAGGTTCGATATGNTCCATGACATCGGTACAGACCACCATATCGCAAGGGAATTTATCATTCTTGCCCAAAGCAGGGTCATATTCATTGACCTTTGATCCGATGCCGCGCTTTAATAATCCTTTCCCGCAACCATAATCCAGAATATTCGCGCAATCATATTTGCTGGATAATTGAATGACAGCTTCAACCCATTTGCCGGAAGATTCTCCGTATCCCTGTATATCCTTATGCAACTGAGCGTTGAGCGCCTTATAACTTTCCGAAATCAGCATTCAGCGCCTCCATGACTCTTTTGACAGGCCATTCGTCACCATCCTTGCGGAATANCNTTACAGATTTATACCATGGCATCGTGTCTTTCAATCCATATCGCCATTGCGTAGCATTGGAAAGGAATACATAGCATGGTGTCCCGACTGCGCCTGCTACATGCACTGCCGTTTGTTGTACTGTGACCACGGCATCNAGAGCAGAAAACAAGGCTGCCTGTTCAGCCAAATCGGCACCNAGGNATAAATCGTTTATCTTGTGCAACCCGATCCGTTCACGTTCTTCATGAACAATAGGGTTGGTGTCTTCATACTGGACAGAAATACATGTGTATTTGTCCATGAATGGTTTAAGCGTTTCCGCGCTGAAAGACCTGTCCTCAACTCTGGTGGCCTTCAGACCGCCTAACCATGTCAAGCCTATATAGGGAGCAGGGCCAAGCTCTTTTAATCGCTCCTGATAGAACTGTATGCGTTCTGGGCTGGGTTTGAGATAAGGTTTTCCTGTGAAATCCGTGTTTTTTTGTCTTAATCTTGCGGCAAGGCTTCCAATTGGAATCTTGGCATCATAATCGCCTGGTGATTCCTTGTTGATCACATTCAGTTGAGGCCATGTCTGGCGGACAATTTCAGTCACTTTCTTGTTAACCTCAATCGTGATCTTGTCTGCAAGAGGCAAAACCTCGTCAATACATGACAAAAACATGATTTCATCCCCGACACCTTGTTCGCCATGAATGTATAAATGTTTTACTTTCCTGAAGTCCCATGGTGGGCAATCAAGTGTTTTTCTGCTATCCCAATTTTCCAGTTGTTGTCGATACTTGTATTCCGGCCATCCATTTTTCCAGTCCGCCTTGGTCAAATAAGCAAGGGCTGATAACCAATGAGCCTGTATATTGTCGGGCTCTATTTTCAATACTTCCCTGATCCACTGCAAAGCTACCGTTGGCTGGCCTGCATCTGCGAATAACGATGCCATGTTTGCGTAGGGTTCTACCGTTTTCCCGTCATGTTCAATAGCTTTCTTCCAGCACGATTCAGCTTGACCCCTGAAATTCTCTTTCCGGTAAGCTGTCCCAAGATTGCACCAGGCATCTGCCCTTTCAGGGTTGTACTGTATTAAATTCGTCAGTAAATGGATTGCCAGTCCGTTATGTTCCTCCCGCATGTAAGCATCAGCAGTCAGGAACAGTAATGTTTCATCAAAGGGATGCACATTAAGTAATTTGTTGTAATAGAAAAGGGCTTTTTTGAACTCACCCTGCTTGTGTAAATCCAAAGCATCCTGCAATATTTTATTAAACAAGGCACCTCCAAAAAGAGGGGGATTCCTCCCCCTCCGTTTTTAAACGCTACTACCATCCGACATATAACGTACCGTACCTTGAGTACTGAACGATACGGTGCCGGAAGCGCCGGTCGTACAATTCAAGGCAAGTGTTACATATTGGACAGCGCGGTCATCCGACAAGGAAACCTTGCTAGGAATAACCGTTCTGTAGGTAGTCGCCGCAGTTGAGCTCGCCGTCATGGACGCGATCAACGTGGCATAGGTTGAGAAAGTCCCGGACGCCTCTGTTGCCAGAAGAACCAGAGACCAGTGTGCAGCATCCATCAATTCAGCGCCGAACCGAAGATCGGCACCCACAATCAACGCCCCGCTCGGGATTTTTCCAAGCAGGATGACATCGGACAAGGTTCCAGCCTTTGAAGCGCCTGAATTGAAATCCCAGGCAACTACATTTTGTCCGATATGAGCGCCTTTTGGAGCAGATGCCATGTTGATGGTATATGTATAAGTAGCAGCAGCCATGTCATTCTCCTTTAAGGTGCCGGCGCGTAGCCGGACAGAACAATCGTTCCGAAGTCAGTTGAATTGAATTGAGTCTTTTTCACGCCATAAATCAATCCGGCAGCTACGCCAAACTGGTTTTCATAGTCGAAACGTTTATGTTCAGTCAGGTTCGTTAGGCCTGACCCGTCAATAAAAAAGCCACGTTAGTGGCTTCCTTGACCGCTGCATATCGCTATGCAGACCAGACTATATCTTCACCCTCTTTTGAGGGGCTGTGCGCTTCCGCTCACTTGAGCGTACTCCCTTGCGGGATAGTCGTTGCGCCTTGCTGGTGCGGGCAGATGCCGCCATTTCTCATGCGTCCGTGGTTGCAATTCATACATAGAACTTGAAAGTCATCGGGGTATCCATTGTCTGTTATCCACCTGTAAAACGCTGCTCCACTTCCNGCAGAACGTTTCGTGAGTTCACGACGATGTTCGTTCCCATGACCATTTACATGGTCTATTGAAAGGAAGTAAGGCTCTGTCTCACCACAGCACTTACATACCCATCCGTAATGGTCAAATACCGTGTTACGGATACGATAGTAATACTTCAGCGAAATCTCCCGTCTACGTTCAGGATTGGCGCGTTGCCAGTCCATCGCCTTCCGGGATGACTCGGTTCCTTTCCTTGACTGTATGCCGCTCTTGCATGGCATACATACCCTACCATGAAACTTTTCTTCATTACCTTCAAAACCACAGATTTTGCATGTTTTCATATCAAACCTCATAATCAACCTTAGGTTTGATTATACCAGCCTTGGTTCAGGATTGTCTACTAGAGATGTTCCCTGAGTTCACACAGTTACTAATGTACCGTTACCGATACATGGAACCCATTTGTATTAAGTTCCTCATTCCATTCCATCTTGTTCAGTCCGCCCCCTTGCCCAAACGCTGCGACAGCCGCTTGTGCTCCGCAAAATACACCACGCCGGAATTGAGAGACAGTCCCGGATGTTGGCGTACTTACGATATTAGGGAGATAGTCCCATTCATGCACGATCACGTTGTTATAAATGAACTCCGCACCCGTGAGGATGGGGTTGTCCCCGATTTTTCCGCCTTGCAACTGCGCCTTTTGCACATCGAAGAAGTTACCGGCAGTCGAAGCATCACGACGAAGCTGATAAATCTGATATGGATGCAGAAAAGTCACATACATATCCTTGCCGTTGATTTTCAGAGGACGAATGCGTGGGGTTTGCACCTTGGCATAAGCCACCGCACGATCAAGGTCAGTCAATGCGATTGCATGAGTAGTTGTTGCGGAAAGTGACGC